ACAGCCTCTATAAGCTCATCTGCAAAGGCACGGTTGTCGTCTATACCTCGTTGGTAGTTAGGGTTATTCTGATAGCTAGGACGCCCACCTGTACCCTGTTGTATTAAACTTTGGTTTTGTGGGTTGGTTCTTGTGATACCGTTAGCTTCTACAGCTGAGTTAACAGCCCTGATTAGTGGTGATAGATCTGATACATTACCACCAATACGTACAGAGTTTCTGTAGTCATTTATAGCCTTTTGTAAGGCAGGGTTAAGATTAGGTGTCTGCTCAATAAGCTGTAATACTTCTTCGACCTGTTGTTTAGTTAGGCCTGTTCCGTCTTCCATTATAAACTGTGGTGAGTTTGGAGTAGGGGGTGCATTCTCAGCGTCTAACTGTGCATTAAGAGCATCTTGGTCTTGTTGCTCTTGTAACTTCTGCTGTTCTGCTAGTATTGCCTCTTGTTCGGCTTTTAATGCTTCATCTATAGCCTGTTGTCTAAGACTTGGGTTGTTACCTAAGTCAATACCTTGTCCTTCTTTGTTTCTTTGTATGTAGTCGTCTACGACTGACTTATTAACACCTCTTATCTTGTCTATGGCACGACCACCTGCGACAATACCAAGTTGTCCTAACAAAGATGCTCCACCAGTCGAGGCACCTGCACCTAAAGATGCTAAAGGACGTAAAACTCTTTCTGTGTTAATAGCACTTTTGTCATATCCCAGGCCACTACCAATAGGTGAGAAGTTGTCGGTGATCCTGGACAAACCCTGCTGATATCCTGAGTTATGTAACTCAGTTAATTCGTTCATCTGTCTCATTAAAGACAGCATTCTTTGACCTTCAAATGTGTCACCTGTAAGCCTGGTTATAGCGTCAAACTCCTGCTTACCAACAGTGCTTTTAGTCTTGTTTCTTGCCTCTCTTTGACCTGCCTGGGCTAATACCTTGTCAATGACAACCGATAGCTCGTCAGTTGGGCTTACCTGTAATCTTTCTTTGAGGTCTTTACCTAACTGCTTCAGCTCTTCAGCTACCTGTATATGTGCCTTATCTACAGTTTCTCTTGCACCCTTTGTAGACATCTTATCTAAGTCTTGTAGGTCATAGTCGTTAGCTGTGGCTATGGTATCTAGTCTTTGAGCTAACTCAGTAGCTCCTTCAGGGTCATTTGGCTCTTTAGTTTTCTTGTCAAATACTGAAGTAACACCGTCTTTTACTTTTCTAACTGTATTTACACCACCTGTGACTGCATCAGTACCGACAGATACACCACCACCCATAGAAGTACCAATAACGGCACTGTCTATAACTCTGTCTTTAACTTCTTTGGCTGTATAGTCTCCACCTGAGGCTGCTGAGGCTCCCATTGATAGACTTTCTTGTGTACCTTCAGTTATACCCTCATAACCACCTTTTTTAAGTGTTCTTTTTATTAGTTCTTTAGATGCTTCTTTAAAACCTGACTTATGTAACTTAGCTGCCATCTGTTTAACAGTCATTTTAGCTAGTTGATCCTTAGGTATAACTTTACCTGCACCAAACTTATCTAAGAAACCGATAACAGCTCCAACTCCTACAGCTACTTTAGGGTCATAACTACCTGTTTTGTCTTCTATTTCACCTGCAACTTCACCTGTACCTAAAACAGCACTTCCAACAAGGGTACCAACGCCTAAAACTGCAGCTACAGGAGCTGAGAATAATGCTGCAACGGCTGTTGCACCTGCACCAACTAAGGATGCACCTGTAGTCATCGAGTTTTCAGCTACTTTTTCACCTATCCACTCAAAGGCAGCTCCTACACCCTGTTCATCAAATGTATCTGAGAATGATTTGTTATACTTAGGCTTGTAACCACCTGCAGCAATGTCTTTTTCCTGTTGATCGACAACACCTGTACCATATTTCTCTAAACCACTAAGGCCTGTAAGCCTTCCAAGAGCCTCGATACCTTTACCACCGAGTTTCTGAGCTTGGTCAACACTAAATTCAAAGGCATTGTCTGTGCCTTGCTGTTGATTGTTGTTTTGGTTAGCCATACCTAGTGTAATTTGATTTAATATGTCGTTTACAGTCGCTTGAGGTGTGCCATCAGGTATTTCGTAGATGTCGTTACCGATTTGATACTGTGCCATTAGGGTTTAGTTACCTTTGTTACTCTTATACCGTTTATGATTTGTGACTGAGATGCCTGTTGGCTAGGAACAACTTGCATATTACCTGTAAGTCTTGCTTTGATTCTTTGAAGAGCCTGTTTTCTCTCATTAATCCAGTCTGCCCAAATGTTTTCTTGGTCTAAACCTACTGAAGGGGCAGGTGACATGAATAAATCCATCTCCTTGTTGGAGATTGCACCCTTTGTCTGAGCAATACGAAGTAGTGTGTCGTCAACTTTGAGTTTCTGTAGTAATAGCCTTGTCTTTGCCTTAGGATCACCTGTTAAGCTATCCCACCATGCTTTGACTGTGCCATCGAATAAACCAGTGACACCACCGTCCTTAATACCTGCTAAGGCACGATCCATATCACCAAGTGACTGGTCAATTGTACCCAAGTAATCCTGGTCAGCTCTTGCCTGTTTGGCATTCTTCTGAGCTGCAGCTAAATCTGTCTTATACTTTGCTAGACCCTGACTACGATTGTAGTCCATGATCTTGCCATACATATCAGTTGCATCAGCAACCTGTCTGTTTCCACCCATATGTGAGTTGGCTAAACCTGCACCACCAATACGAATAAGCATTTCATTTAGACCAATATCTTCAGGATACTTTACACCCTTAGTTAACTCCTGGCTGTCTCTTCTTCTCATTAGAGTAGGGGATTCAACATAGTTAGGGGTTGATAGTATGGGTGTGTTATTGTTGTCCTGACCTACAAGATTTTCATTGCCATATAAAGTATTTGCATTAGCCGACATCATACCTGCATTTGTAGGTACTTCACTTAACATTGAGTTTTGATTTAAAACACCATTATCCATGGCATTCATTCTTGTTATTTGATCGTTAAGTACAGGATCTACTATTCCATTTCTTTCATTAAATATTCTTATTCTATTTAAATATTCATCATTGTTACCCAGGATGTTTTTTTGTTGTATTGGGTCATAATATTTTTCAGCAAATGGACTGTTATAGTTATACATACCACTATTTCCTTCTATGTTATCATTGCTAACTTCAGCCATCTGTTGATTGATCTTGGCTATATTGTATTTGTCAGGGTTTTGGTCGATATAGTTTTTGGCTCTTTTGAGGTAAGCCTTAGTTTCGTCAGGAAGCTCTTCTATATTCCTGCCTCTTTTTATCCAGTCACTGGTTTTCTTGGCACCCATGTTGTAGCCGATTAATGTATCAGCCAGGTTAGTGAAGCCGTAGTGACCTGAGTAACCCTTAATTAACTTACCTGCTATTTCCCTAGACTTTTCAGGGTTCACAGCGTCTGCTTGGATATAAGGATCCATGCCATAACCATAGTCATGAAGGTACTGGGGCATAAGCTGATAACCACCAATAGCACCTGCACTAGACTTGGACTTATAAGGGTTCCACCTGTCTTTCTGAGATAAATGGCCTGTTTCATTTTGTAGTATTAAGTCTAATAAAGGAGGGGTTACGGCATTACTGTAGTTAGTTAAGTAGCCGTATGGATTCATCATTTATGTAAAGCTAGGCATGGCTGAACTACCGAAGCTACCACCTGTGCCATAGTAGCTAAATGGATTACCACTTACACCGTAGTTGGTTCCACCACCAAAGGCGTTAGCTATCTTACCACCCATACCAAAGCCCTGTATGGCTCCCATAAGTCCACTCATGTTAGGGTTGTATAGGTTTGGCTTTACATTCTGTGATGAGTTACTTGGAGCCTTACCCAATATACCTGACATAAACTTATTGTACTGGTTTAACTGAAAGTCTCTGTCGTCTTCAAACTGTGCCTTATCAGCATTCATTTGGTTCTGTGCATCTGTTTGGAATGCATTACCTGCATTAGTCATCATGTTGGATATGTTATTACCCATGCCAAATCCTTGGTTATAAGTGTTGGCAAGAGCCTGGTTAGCATTCATCTGATTAGCAAACTGGTTTTGGTTCTGAGTTAAGTACCTATTGGCTAAGTTATCCTGTATGTTTGAAGTTACATCAGCCATACGGTCATCATAAGACCGACGAGCAACAGCGTCAGCAACTCCTGCTCTACTGGAGTTGACATTGCCACTACCTGACGCAGCCATGTTAATACCTGGTAAAGTCTGTTCATTAAGCTGTCTTGTACTATCTCGCATTGCTGCCTGAACCAACGGACTAGAGTTGTTAATTGCATAGTTTGTAGCGTCTCCTATAGCATCCTGACCTGCACGGTTATATAAGTCAGAGTAGTTGTTGGCGAATTGAGAACCCTGGTTCATGAAGTTCTGTGCATTGTTCATCTGACCCATGCCAAAGTTATTCATGTAGTTATAACCTGCCGTAGACATGTCGTTCATATTGGCATAGGTGTCACCAGTGTAGGCACCCTTGTCTAAGGCATAGTCTAGACCTGCCTGACCACCTTTGTATCCGTATTCAAGGTATGGTTTGGCTAAGTTAAACCCTGCCATTTGAGCCTGTGTGGCTGCGTTCTGAGCTGCAGCGTTTTTCTTAGCTGCCTGTTTGTTCATGACGCCACCAATGACGGCACCTGCTATTGCACCCCAAGCCATATTATATTCCTTTCATATTATTAAACGGCTGCCCAGGCAGTTCCGTTGTAAACGACTAAACCACTAAACCCATTTGACAATGGATCCCATGGTGACACAGCATACCTGACCATTCCCTTAATAGTGTTCTCAGGCTCTATGTCTGCAACGACTATCGCAGCCACTTGCAGCTGCCTAATTGCATTTTCTATTCTTTGTAATTCATCTTGCAGGTATCTTCTCATACCCTCTTCAAATACAGGGTACTGGCCTCTAGTATATCCCTGGACGACTACGTTTGTTTTACTGTCTACTGCCATTACGACCACTTTGTTTCGTTAGCCCACCAAGCAGCTGACATCTTACCCTTGGCTATGTTTTTTTCATGACGTAATTTAAATGAATCAGACCTTTGAGTTTTTGTCTTATCGCCTGATACACCTTGCTGACCAAACCTAATAGTTTTGACCTTGTCACCTACCTTAGCAACAACGACATGGCTTTTAGTTTTATGGTTTGGTGTTCTCTTTGGTTTATTGTAACCACTCACACCTATACGCTGTAGTATTGGATCCTTAGCCATATGTATCTCCTTATCTTGCACCAGTAGCTGATATGTCGATGTCAAACCCTGAGACCTCAAAGTCCTTGTTGTCAGACACAAGTATTTTGTAACTCAGGTATCTACCTGAGGATCGACTATCAATCTTATAGTCACTGCCTGTGTTAAATGTAGTTGAGCTTCCATAGGTTGGATCTGAGTTAGGGACATCAGAGGCACCGAATGTAAATGTAATGCTTTTGTTTGAGTTTGTAGTTGTTGCCTGTGGGTATATGGCGTTGATAACCTTGTAGCCACTAAGGGGTACCTTTGTCTCATCTAAGTCTATGCCAATACGCTCTACCTGGGATGGCTTTATGGCCTCAGTGTCTAACTGAAAGGCTACACGTCCCTCATCAGATAAGTCTAATGCAAATAGCTTGTCTGAGGTTAAACCGTCGTCTGTTAGTGATTCACCTACCATTAACGTATGCCTGTCAAAGCTGTCTTCCTGGGCGTAGTAGGTACCACCTGTTAGGTCATACTCTAGGTTAGTTGCTCCTGCATATGTAACAATGGAGTTTATGTTGGCTATTGTGCCTGAGGATACGTTAGGTAAATCCATGAATGACCAGGTGTTGTTTCTGTAGTTATAAACTGCAGCTCTATTACACCTGTTGGCATTAGGGAAGTTTACCAGGGCATCTCCTGATAAGTAGCAAAAGTATATCTCATTAAGAGTTGGGTTATGCTGTACAAAGAACCTTTCCTTGGCTGTGTTGTTTAAACCTGTGTATATGAATGTCCTTACTCTTTCATCGCATATAGACTGCTTAGATGTACCGTCGTGAACGTAGATGT